TGTTCAGCATCCGAATCGACACCGACGGCAACGTCACCAACCAAACACAAACCAACTGATACCATGAACAAACTGTATTGGATCGTCTGCGACGACAAGGAAACCAACGTATTCGAAGGCCGCTACCAGGGCCGCACCCGAGGAGAAGCATTGAAGTTCCTCAAGCAAACCATCGGGCGCAAGACCCTCAACGGACTGGTCTTCACCATCACCGAAATCCCCGTGCCGCTGATCCGCGAGATCGTCGCGGAAATCCTCGCCGGTGGCGACGGCAGCCATGCCGCGAATGTCGTGCCGCTCACACGCCCCGAACCGGCGACCAACCCGGGACGCTACGATGCGTTCGCCGACGTGGCTGAGGCCGAACCAACGCCAGCGGGGGCCACACCACCCAAGGCGAAGGCATCCAAGCCCGCCAAAAAGGTCGGCAATCCCGGACATGGCGACGACCACTGGTCGAAGGTGAAAGCCTACTGGCTTGAATGCCGCAGCGTGAAGCAGACCGCCGAGCACTTCGGGCTTTCGCCCAACTCGGTTAAAACCCGCAGTCGAAGGGAGGGCTGGGGGAAATGAGCGCGCCCGACTGGACACCGACCGTCGGCGGCGGCGCGAGCGTCTGCCACTACAGCGACCGCACCGCCTGCACGGTGATCCGCATCAGCCCGAGCGGCAAAACCATCTGGATGCAGGAGGACACCGCCGTTCTCGACGGATGGAAACCCGAGTTCGTCGCCGGTGGGTTTGGCGGGCATTGCACCAACAACGCCACGCAGACCTATCAATACTCGCCCAATCCCGAGGGGGCGACACACCGCGCCAGCCGCCGCAAGGACGGATGGTTCCGCACCACCAACGGCGAGCCGGTCATTCCCGGCCGCCGCCAATTCCACGACTACAACTTCTGATGAAGGTCGAAGTCGCCAAATACCGAAAGCCCGACGGCTACCTCACGCGCTACTGGTCGGTGAGCGTCGATGGCGAACTGCTCGCCGTCACCCTCTATCGCAAGGGCGCGGAGGCCGTCGCCAGGGCCATCACCAACCCCAACCAAGATCCCCATGTCACAACTCTTCAAGATTCTGCCAAGCCCGTCACCATGCCCCACAAGCCCACCGCTGGCGTGGCGACCTACTGGACCTGATGACCTCTGCGGTCCAGCCGCCACCGTAGCTGCCCGCCTGATCGCCAAGGCCCGCAAGCTCCACGATGATCCCGCCGTCCCGGTGAAGATCCTGCTCTATGGCCCGCCCGGCGTCGGGAAAACAAGCATCGCCGACATGGTGGCTGATGCGCTATCGGGCACCCGCTTCGCAATCGAGGAATTCAACGGCAAGCTCGTCACCGTCGAAACCGTCAAACAGTGGATGGGCACGCTGGGTATCTGTTCGCTGTTCGGCGTCTATTCCGTGAAGATCATCAACGAAATGGACCGCTGCACGCGGGATGCACAGGACCTGCTCCTGAGTTATCTCGACCGCCTGCCACCGGGTCGCGCCGTGATCGGCACCAGCAACCTGCAACTCGACCTGCTCACCGAGCGGTTCCAGACGCGCTTCCAGTCGATCAAGCTTGCGGCCCCTTCCACCGAGGACATCGCCGACCTGCTTCGCCGCCACTGGCCGGTCGATCAGGGCACGGCACTCCGCATCGCAGTCGGCAGCGGCGGATGTGTGCGTGCCGCGCTCGCCGATCTGGAATCCTGGCTGGATGCGGAGGGAATGTCATGAAGGCGCGAATCCAACAGATCACTTTCGACCGCAGCGGTCGTCTCGCCCGCGCCATCTTCCGATACCGGTCACCTGACATGCGGCGGGAAACACCGGTCACCGTCGAATGGCGCGACGTGGCCGGCAGCCGCGAATGGTTCGCCCTTGGATGGTGCCCGCCGGATGCGTGGAAGGCGATCCTCCCGCTGCTCGCGCAAGTCATCCATGCCGTTGACACCATCCAACCCGGCGATGACGGATGATTCCCCAAAAGCCCGCACCCTCGCCAATGGCATCGAAGTCTGGTGTTCCTTCGACAAGCTCGTGCCGGTCGGTGAACTGAAACCCAACCCGCGCAACCCGAACACCCACCCGCAGCGGCAGATTGAGCTGCTCGCCAAAAACATCCGCTACTTCGGATGGCGGCAGACAATCACCGTTTCCAATCTCACCGGCCTGATCGTTTCCGGTCACGGCCGCTTGATGGCTGCCAAGCACCTCGGCGCGGAAGTCGTGCCGGTGGACTATCAGGACTTCGCCAGCGAGAATGACGAACTTGCCGTGCTGGTGGCAGACAATCGTTTGGCGGAACTTTCCACGGTCGATCTCAACGAACTCGAAAAGATCGCCAGCGAGTGGAAGGCCGCCGACTTCGACACAATCCTCGCGGGCTTCGAGCCTGCCGACCTCGAAGGGCTGCTCAATCCGGGCGGTGATGACGATGACGAGGATGACGACGACCGCCACGACAAGGAACTCGACAAGAGCGACGTCACGGTCGCGGTCGGACTCTATCGGTTCCGCATCACCCAGGATGAATTCATCGCGTGGTGCGACCGCGTGAAGCAGGACGCAGGTTTCGACAAGGAAAGCGTGCTCAACGAAATCCGCAGCCGACTCGGACTATGAACATCAACCTTGAATCCATCGACGCGGTGCGTCCCAGCACCTACAACCCACGGTCGGCGGTGCCCGAACGTCTCGACCTGATCGAACTATCGCTTCGCAAGCTCGGCTTCATTGCCCCGATCTTTGCTGATTCGGACGGCGAGATTCTTTCCGGCCACCAGCGCCACCTCGTCGCCGAACGCATGGGTGCCACGCACGTCCCGGTGTTCCGGACCAAGGCACTCGACCTCGACCAGCGCAAGGCGCTCAACATCGTCTTCAACCGGGCGACCAACGATTTCGATTTCAACAGCACTCCCGGCAAGGTGACCAGCGAACTGCAATCCCTGGACATTGAGGCTCTCGCCGCACGCATCCCCGACAAGGAAATCGGTGGCGATGGTTTCCTGCGCTGCCTCAAGCCCGCGGAAGTCGCCGTGAAGGATCTCTGCCGGGTGAACTCGGGTCGCTGGATCCAGTATGCCCGCAACCTCGCCCGCACGCTGCATCGCCATGGCATCCTCATGCCCATCGTCTGCCGCGAGGATCTCACGGTGATCAACGGCATCGGCAGGCTGGAAATGCTCGCCGAGAAGGGAGCCGCATTCGCCCCGGTCGTGTTCGTCACCGAGGAGGAAGCGGAATTCGCCCGGGCCATGATGAACCTGCTCTCGATGGATTTCGACATCCACACGCGCTATGCCGACATGCTGCGCTTCAACTCGTTCCGCCGCGCACGCCGCGTGAGGCGCGAGCTTGGCAACGGCTTCATCTTCGCCACCCATGGCGCGAAACCGTGCAAGGACTTCGACATCGGCAAGGCGGCGGATCGCGCCCGTTGGACGAAGGAACACGGCACGACGATCCTCGACTTCGGTGCCGGCCACCTGACCGAAACATTCCTCCTGCGCCAGGCCGGGATCGACTGCACTCCGTTCGAGCCGTATCGCCTCGGACCAGGGGGCATCAACAAGGCGGAGAGCGTGGAACTGACCCGCGACTTCCTCGCCCAGGTGGCGGCGGGCAAGGAGTGGACCAGCATCTTCATCGCCAGCGTGCTGAACTCCGTGCCGTTCCGCGAGGACCGCGAACACATCGCCTGCCTGTGTGCCGCCCTGTGCAAGCCGTTCACCAAGGTCTATGCCTGCGCATCGTCCGCGGGCGAGTCCGGCTGGCGGCAGGTCAACGGCAAGGCGTTCATGAATGAATCCAACGCGGGCAACATCGCGTTCCGCCTCGACTACGAACCGGGCATCCGAATCGGTGACTTTCAGGACAAGCCCAAGGTGCAGAAGTATCACACCGTCGCCGAGTTCAAGGATCTCTTCGGCACGTTCTTCCGCTCGGTGAAGGTCGAGGAGTTTTCCAACAACATCAACGCGGCCTGCGCTGCGGCACGCCCGGTTGATCCCGCCCGCCTGCGTGCGGCCATCGAGTTCGAATTCAACCTGCCCTACCCGGACGGCACCCGCATGGATCTCGCGCAATGCGCCATGGACTCTTTCAGCCAACGTCTTCAGATTACCCTATGATCATCCTGCTAGACCTCAACTACACGCTGGTGGCGAACTCGCCCAAGCACGGCACCACGCCCGAGCGCATGGAGAAGCGACTGGCCAACGAGCAATACCGGCAATGGCTGGTGGAACTTGTGCGGCCTCACACGGTCGTGCTCATCACCGCCCGCCCGGAAACCTGGATGATCAAAACACTCGACCGCATTGAAGAGCAAACCGGCTGGCGACCGCAGGATGCATGCTTCGCGCCGAAAGGTTGGTGGAATCCTCCGGCGATCAAAGAGCATCTGCTGAAAAAGGACGTGTTCCCTATCCACGGCGAGAACGCCCGATACATCGCGATTGAAAGCAATCCCCGGACCCGTGAGATGTATGCGCGGTTCTCGATCCCGTGCTTCTGGGTGACGGAAGAAGGCACCTGCCTAACCAACGGCACGCGGATCGTGAAGCGGCTGCCTCGTTGACATCCACCACGCGGGCATGAGTGAAGCCCAACGTGACGAGGTGATTCCACGCGGAGCCTGGCAGTTCGATCAGGAAGTAACCGCAGCTTTCGATGACATGCTCCAGCGGAGCATCCCGCAATACAACGCGATGCGGATGGTGACCTTCGAGGTCGGCCGGCGATTCGTGCAGCCCGGCACTACCATCATCGACATGGGATGCTCCCGCGGCCAGGCGCTCCTGCCGTTCGTGTCCAAGTTCGGAGCGGACAACGATTACATCGGCCTGGAAATCAGCGAGCCGATGATCGACGCGGCGCGGCAGAACTTCTCGTATCACCCTCACGGCAATCACGTCACCGTCCAGTCTGCCGACCTGCGCCACGAGTTCCCTGGTGTGACATCCAGCCTGGTGCTCTCGGTGCTCACCCTGCAATTCACCCCCATCGAATACCGCCAGCAGATCGTGCGGCGAGTCTTCGAGTCGCTGGCCCCCGGCGGCGCGTTCATCCTGGTGGAAAAGGTGCTCGGTGCCACCTCCAAGCTCGATGAGGCGTTCGTGAATCTGTTCCTCAACATCAAGCGCGAGAACGGATACAGCGACGAGCAGATCGACCGCAAACGCATGTCGCTCGAAGGCGTTCTGGTCCCGGTCACCGCCCGCTGGAACGAAGAACTGCTGCATCAGGAAGGCTTCACGTCCGTCGATTGCTTTTGGCGGCACCTGAACTTCGCCGGATGGGTGGCGGTCAAACCATGAGCAATGCACGATCACATGATGACGGGAGGCCGTCGCTTGATCCGGAAGTCGCCGGGAAGATCCTCGATGCCGACTTCCAGAACATTGTAAAGAAGGTAGCTGCGGGCAAACCTCTCACGGTAGCCGAGCGTGCCCGCATTGAATCCCGGGCGGCCGGCAGCGCGGAAACGCTCGCCTACACCAAGACACTCGTGGAACTCGCCGCCGTGCTTGGCGTGTCCCGCCGCACGCTTTCGACGTGGCAGAAAATGGACGGTGCGCCCAAGGCTCTTTCCAACGGACTGTGGCCGGTAGCCGACTGGCGCGAGTTCGTGAGGCTCCGCGGGCTGAATGCCGGCCGCGTGCCGGTCGGCAACGATGAGGCACTCAAGGCCCGCAAGCTTCTCGCCGAGGTGGAGGAACGTGAGCTGCGCATCGCGGTGAAGAAGGGCGAATACGTCTCTCTCACCAAAGTCCGCGAGGAATGGATCGGCCTGGTCGCCCAGGCAACGTCCATCCTCCGCGCCAAATTCGAGAACGAGTTGCCGCCCGTGCTCTCCGGTCTCGACGCCACCGGCATCCAGCGGGAATGCCGCAAGGCGATTGATGAAGTCCTGCGTTGCCTCCACGAATCATGAACGCTCTCAAGGAAATCTGGCGCGAGGCATGGCAGCCGCCTGACCGCCGCCCCGCATGGCAATGGTGTGAGGATCACATCGAGGCCATTCCGTATTCACCCAACCCGGGACGCTTCCGTTCGGAAAACTCGCCGTGGATCCGCGAGGTGATGGAAGCACTGGTCGATCCGCGCATCCGGCTGGTTTCGATCATCGCGTCGGTGCAGTCATCGAAGACCACCGCGCCGGAACTCACCCTCTGCTACATCATTTCCAACCTGCCCGGGCCTGCGCTCTGGCTAGACCAAACCGACGAGGACGCCCGCGATTATTCCGAGTCGCGCCTGCAGAAGCTCTTCGATCAATGCGAGCCGGTCGCACGCCTCATGCCCACCGGCGTTCACCGCCACAAGCGCAAGAACAACGCGATCCAGTTCAACAATGGTATGACGCTCTGGATTCTCGGGGCGCACAACAAGACCAACCTCCAACGCCGCTCGATCCGCTGGTTGATCGGTGACGAGACATGGCGCTGGCCGCTCGGGCACATGGCGGAAGCGGAGGCCCGCGTGACCGCATTCGGCTGGCTGGGCAAGTGCATCTTCATGAGCCAGGGCGGCGAGGAGGATGACGACACCCACCGCAAGTTCGAGACGACCGACCAGCGGGAATGGACCTTCGCGTGCCCGGAATGCGGCCACCGCCAACCGTTCAAGTGGGAATGCGTCGAATGGAGCAAGTCGGCCCGCGACGAAACCGGCGAATGGGATTTCGACGAGGTCCGGCGCACCGCCGCACTGCGTTGCGAGTCATGCAATCACTACTTCAACGACAGCGACCGCACCCGGCGCGAATTGAATGCCACCGGCCAGTTCATCAAAAAGAACCCCAAGGCATCGGCGGAGAACGTCGGATTCCACTGGAACGCCCTGTGCGCGATGAGCTGGGGCCAACTCGCCGAACTCTACCTGCGGGCGAAGGCGGCGGCGCGAAAAGGCGACGTGAGTTTGCTCCAACAGTTCTACCAAAAGCGTCTTGGCCTGCCGTGGCGGGAATACGTCGAGGACTACAAGCTGGAGATCGTCAAATCCGGCTACAAGCGCGGCGAGACATGGGAAGAGGAAGGGGCGATTGATCCGAAGACCGGAAAAATCCTGGCCGCACCGCTCCCCGAGCGCACCGGCCTGATCCCGCTGCGTTTCATCACAGTGGACTGCCAGATGGATCACCTGTTCGTCGTGGTCCGCTCGTGGACGGCGGAGGGATCAAGCCGCCTCATGTGGAACGAGCGCATCCTGACATTCACCGACATCGACGTGATCCAGGAGCGCTTCGGCGTGCATTCCAGCCTCGTCTTTCTCGACGCCGGCTATGCGACCTACGACGTGTATCGCGAATGCGCCAAGCGGGGATGGGTGGCTCTGATCGGCGACCGCCGCCCGGTCTATGCCCACAAGGGGCGCGACGGCAAAACCGTCCAGCGGTTCTATTCACCCCGGCGCAAGGTGGTGCTTTCGCATCGCCAGCACTGCCATGTCCATTACTGGAGCAACCTCAACATCAAGGACACGCTCGCCCGCCTGCGTCGCAATCAGGATCCGGCCCAAGGGCCGACATGGGAGGTTCCCGACGACATCGACGATGACTATCTCGCTCAGATGGAAAGCGAGCAGAGGGTGAAGGAAAAGGGCCAGTGGATGTGGAAGCAGATCGGCTCGCGACCAAACCACTACCTGGACTGCGAGGCGGAACAGGCCGCCGCCGCGACCATGCTCAAGATCGTTGGTCGCGAGTCCATCGCCGCCGCACCGGTTGACACTCCGGACGGGGAGCAATGAAAACCGTTACCATCCTGCGATTCCTCACCTTCCTCGGCTCCGGTCTCACCACGATTGCCGCGATTGATCTCTCGGGCTTTGCCAATCTGCTCGACGCGGACAAGGCGCAATACCTGCTCATCGCTGGTCCCGCTGCGTTGGCGCTCAAGGAATTGGTCGTCGTGCTCGGCGACCTCTTCGACGACGGCAAGCCAAACAAATCGTTCAAGATCGGCCTGTTCTGCTTCGCTATGGCGGCGCTCACCCTGCCGTTCCTCTCGTCTTGCGCCACGCCGCCTGCCGTCACTGGTGAGTTCATCAGCAAGGATGGCCGGTTCCGGATTCATCCCGATGGCCGCGTCGAGATTGTGGTCGAACCCCGCACCGCCAAGTAAGCCATGGCCACCGAAACATTCAGCGAGTGGTTCGCCGCTCAAAATTTCCGCCATTTCGGCACGGGCGAGTTCACCAGTTACTTCGCCCGCGAGCGCAACGGCGTGAAGAACAGCCCGCCACCCAAACGGCTCTGGAAGAACATCGCGCCGACACTTCGCATCGTTGACGAACTCCGTGATTCATTTGGCAAACCCTGCCGCATCCTGAGTTCGTATCGTGCCCCGGCATACAACAAGACGGTCGGCGGTGCGCCGCTTAGCCAGCATCTCGAATTCAAGGCGCTCGACATCACCATCGACGGCATCAGCCCGCAGCATGTCTATGACCGGCTCATCGAATGGCGCAAGGCGGGCAAGTTCACCGGAGGTCTCGGAATCTACCCGTCCTCGGGCTTCGTACACATCGACACCCGCGCCCGCAACGCGACCTGGAAGGGCAAATGATCCATGGCACGCGGGCTCTTCATCACCGGCTTCACGATTTCCGAGGTGCTCGCCATCCAGCAGCGCGCCAAGGAATTCCTGCTCGAAGGCAAGACCCTCATGACCTGGAACGAGGCGGGGAGTTCGGCATCGAAGCAGTTCACCATGCCGGTCGATGAAGTCCTTGAAGAGTGTGGCCATGCGCTCCGCGTGCTTGATCCCGCCACCTATGGCAAGCCCCGCACCGTCGCCGCGTCCCAAGTTTCCGGATACCTGCCGAAATGAACCGTCTCAAGCACATCGCGCATCTCCTTTTGCCTCCGATCCTTATGCCCAAGGCATGGGGATCGCCCTACGAGTCGGCCAACTGGTCGCCGCGTCGCGGCAGCGTGCCGGGAGCATCGCCCACCGACGCCCGCAATGAACTCACTCCCGGCGTCCGCACCGAACTGGTCCGCAAGTCGCGATACATGCACAAGAACTCGGGCTTCGTGCGGGAGCTTGTCGCCAACATGGCAATCTACTCGACCGGCGACGGCATCCGCGTCCAGGCCCAGTCGCCATCTCCGGAATGGAACCGCACCGCAGAAGCCTATTTCGCCATGTGGTCGCCCCGCTGCGAAGTGACGCGGCGTTTTTCGTTCGAGGAATGCCAGGCGCTCGTTTGTCGCGGCATGGACATCGACGGCGAATATTTCATCCACAAGACCCGTGATGCCCAAGGCGAACCACGCATCCAGTTGATCGAATCCCACCGCGTGGGCGACCAGTTCGGTTCACAGGAAACCATTGATGGAATCGGCCTCGATGCGTGGGGCGCACCGGTTTTTTATCGAACGCTGGAAGACAACGGCAAACCCCGTGACCTGCCAGCCCCATCGGTCCTTCACATTCATGAGCCGGAATGGGCTGGTGGTGTCCGTTCTCACCCGACGATCCAGCACTCGATCAATCATGTGCTCGATGAAATGGAACTTCTCGCCCTGGAAAAGCATGCCGTGAAGGACAACGCCGACGTGTCCCGGATTTTGAAAACGGCACGCGGCGAGATCGACGACCACGGCGATTTTGTTGTCGGTGGCGCGGGTGGAAGTGAGGCCAGTGATCCCGTCACACTACAGCGCATCATCGGCGGCAAACTGGTGGCACTCAAACCCGACGAGTCTCTCGACAGCTTCCAGTCCAATCGGCCATCACCGACGTTCACCGGCTTCCTCGAACACCTGCGGCGTGACTCCGCGCTCGGCATGATCCCGTTCGAATTCGCGGCCGATTCGAGCAAGGTCGGTGGCGCGGGCGTGCGGTTGATCGTCGCCAAAGCCGACCGTCGTTTCTCGTTCCGCCAGATGATTCTGGAACGTCGCCTGATCCGTCCGGTGTGGGCCTATGTCATTGGCGACGCCATCGCGCGGGGTCTGCTGCCACCAATCGATGGCTGGTGGAAAATCTGCACCGTGCCGCCGAAGCGCGTCACGGTCGATGCGGGCCGCGAAGCTCAGCAGAATAGAGCGGATGTCGAGATGGGTCTGAAAACTCTTTCGGATCACTTCAACGAACAAGGCGCGGATTTCGGCGAGGAGATCGAACGTCGCGCCAGCGATGCGAAGCTCATCCTCGACACCGCCGCCAAACATGGCGTTCCGGTGGACATGCTCTGGAAGCCGAATGGCATGCCTGTGACTCTCCCGGAGCCGGAAGAACCGCCACCTGGCCGTTGACACCGGATTCCGGGCGTGAACCCGGTAATTCAACATCGCGAGTGGCTGATCCAACCCGAAGCGCTGCAATCCATGGCTGCCTCGTTGCGGGGACTGGTGGATCGCGGGGGATTCCTGCCGAAGCAGACAGCCGAAAGCCCGCTGCTCACCATCGAGGACGGCATCGGAGTGGTTGCCATCGAAGGGCCAATCTTGCGCAAGCCCGATCTCTTCGCCCGGATCTTCTTCGGTGCCACCAGTTCCGAAGACATTGGCGAGGCACTGCGTCAGGCGCGCGAACGCGACGACATCAAAGCGGTGTTTCTCAACATCGATTCGCCCGGCGGCACGGTGGCCGGCACGCCTGAACTTGCGGCGGCGGTTAAGACCCTCAATGAGAACAAGCCCGTTTATGCCTTCTCTTCCGGACTGATGTGCTCGGCGGCCTACTGGATCGCCAGCCAGGCCCGCGCCATCTATGCCACACCATCCGCCCAAGTCGGATCCATCGGTGTGGTGCAAGCGGTGATCGACAACACCGTCGCCCTCGACAAGGCGGGGCTCAAGGTTGAGGTCTTCTCGGTCGGCAAATACAAGGCGATGGGTGCGCCCGGCACTCCACTCACCGACGACCAACGCGAGTTGATTCAATCGAACCTCGCGGAGATCGCCGCCGAGTTTCATGATGCGGTGCTTTCCCGTGGCCGAGCCATTCCTGCCGAAGCGATGGAAGGCCAGACCTTCAGCGGCAAGCAGGCCCAGCGCCACAACCTCGCGGGCATGGTTCCCGACCGCGCCGACGCGATGCGCCGCCTTCGTGTCTATCACGCCGCGTCGGTTGACACGGAATCACGGTCGATGAAAAGCATCGAAGACGAACTCGCCGAAGCCCGCACGCAGGTTGTGAACCTCCAGCGGGACCACCAAGCCCAAACCGAACTGCTCAACGAGGCATCGACCAATGTCGATTCGCT